CTATTCCTTGCCCCGCCACATCTCAAATTCGGCCGTGCGCCGGGCCTTCAGGGCCGGGTTCTCTTTCGCTGCGGCGTGGTCCCAGCGGAGCAGCTGCGCCGCCGCGGCCTCGTAGTCGCGCCCGTTCAGGCACCTCAGGAGCAAAGAGAGCGCCAGCCGCCCGCTGCCGAGGTTGAAGACAAAGTCCACCAGCGCGTCAAACTGGCCCTGGGTCAACGGGACCTTCACCAGGCGTTCCACGGCCTGTTCCGCGTCGCGCACATCCGCGGCCAGAATCTCCTCCGCCTGCGGCAGGGAGACGCCGTTCGGGAAAGATTCGGGGCGCAGCAGCCGGTGGCCGTAGCCGATGGTGCGGAAACCCGCCACGTCAAGATACGTGTGACTGCGGAAGCCTTCAGACTTCTTGAGGAGCGCAAGCCCCGCCGCGCTGATTTGCATGGTTCTTACCCCGCACGCTTTCAGTCCGTGTTCAGAGAGGCCGGACGCTGCTTATCAGGCAACGCCCGTCTCCCGCTCTGGCACTCCACACAAACTCCTTTCAAGAGAGAGTGGGATTGCACAAACACAGAGTAGGCGGGGCTTGCGCGCAGAGCTGCGCGAGATGGCAAAGCGGCGACCTTTGGCGATTTAGATAGAAAAGGAGGGAGCGGAACACTACCGAAAGAGAGCGCGCAGAACCGCTACCAACAACCCGGCAGAAAGAGCGAACGCCCAGAGCGCCCCCAAGACGGCCCAGAAGATTGATGTTGGCGTGACAGGCTGGAAGGCTTCCACTGGCGCCCCTCCGGCATCCTCCCGGATCTCGGCTGCCGTCTTGCCCTGCGACGCGGCCAGGGCACAGTCCATATGCTCATCTTCGAAAAGCCCGCTCCACTTGCCGCAGTACTTGCAGTTTGGCATGATTGTCCTCTACTTGCCGCCCTCTGCGAGATTGAGCGCTCCGGTAATTTTCGTCATAAGCGATTCCGCGGCCTCAGGGCTGAGCGTCAGGCCTATGGTCTCCGAGTCGTCTCCGTTGCGAACTGGGATATGCGCATAATAGGTAGGGCTTCCCTCTAAAAGGCTGACTCCGATACGCACGCCTTCAGTGCTCTCCCAATTCATTTCTTCCTGATTTTGAGGGGGTGTCTTCGCCGCTTTATCGATGTATTCCCTTTCGGCCTGAAGGGCGTCGCGCATCATCTGTATTTCGGGTTTATCCAGATAAGCTAGCCCGACTCTCACAGGCCGCGTGTTCCCAGTGAACGTCGAGTCTTTGAAAACAAGATAAACGCCCGTGGTTCCGATGCCCCGTTCCGTGATGCGAACGCTATGCACCTCTATAAACCCAGGGGTGAGACTCTTGAATTTCTGATCCAGCGTCTCTTCCACCTTCCCGGTCTGGTATCGGTCAACGATGCGCGGACCGCCGTGAGCATCTTCCGCTTTGCGGATTCGCGAAACAGTGGAAGCCTCACTTTTGGCCAGCGAAGGCTCTGGTGCTCGGCACGCCGCCAACGCGAGAGTTATGCACAACAGCGAAGGTGTCCAGGACTTGCCCATCGATTGTCGCTCACTTTCAGGCCGCCTAGCGCGACCGTTTCTCTGTCGGCGAGTCAATCGAATCGCCCAGCCAGCGTACCAGGCCCACGATGCTGTTCTCGCCGTGAGTCCGAACCCGTTTGATTTCCTGGCCAAATTTAAATGGGTGAAGCATATACATCCCGTCGTCAAGACTGAGCCATCGAACGTCCACGCCGGAAAGAGTCTCGACCGCCACCATGTGGCCGACCAACCGGTCGGCGTCCCGTTTAGTCACATCGATCATTGCAATCAGGTCAGGCATCGCGGGTCTACTGATTCGAACCGCGCGGATATCGCCCCCTTCAGGGAACCACTCAGAGGGAAACTGTAGATTCCGCTCTACTTCGGCGGGAGAAAATGAAGCCAACGTCGCCACCTGCTTTGGATGTTTAATCAAGGGTATGCTGCGCAGGGGGCTCGTGAGGCGGGGAGCCTCAAGGATGTTAATACCTTCAAAACCAGCCTGTCCCACTGCCAGGTCACGCCACCATTGGCGGTCTGCTTCAGGCGCGAGTTCAGAAAGCTTAATCAGAGCCTTGGATGTTGGGACCGAGGTTCGTTCCGGATTTAGGCTTTCCCATTGAGAAATAGACACTTGGGTCACGCCGCATAAGGATGCCAGCTCAGCTTGCTTGAGCCCCATTCCCTTCCTGAGAGCTTTGATCCTTTGGGCAAGCGCCCCCTCTTGCAAAATATTCAACGCCGTGGCTCTATTTTCTCTTGACATGGCAAAGCTGCGGCTATACGGTTGTACTTCAAGAGGAACGCAGTTCCGCGAAGCGCGGTTCCTCTGACAGGATATATGAACGCCGACACCCTTAGAACGAAGCTCACCCGCGATCTTCAGAACCGCGTGGCCCGTGCTCTCAACCTCAGCCGGTCCCACGTTTGCATGGTGGCGAACGGTCACCGCAGATCGAGCCGAGTCGAGCAGGCCCTTGCCAAGGAATACGCCCGCGTTGACCGGGAAGTTGGGCGCTTCCAGCGGAAGTCTGGGGAGCGTGCGGCATGACGAGAGGGAACGCATCACCACCTCATCCTGCCCCGGAAGCATCCAGAAAGTCACTGGCAAACTTTCCAGCAAGAATTTCCAGCGGAAAAAGCGACCCGATTGCGTTTGAGGCTTCTCCTAGCTTTCAGGGGTTCGACGACGATCTCCGGATACGCTCCACGATTGCAGCCACCTTGCACGCTCGCCGCCTCAGCAGAGAGCAGATCGCCGATGCCATGAGCCTCATGCTCGGCAAGCGCGTTACCGAGCAGATGCTCAACGCCTACAGCGCTCCATCCAAGGACCTGCACCGATTCCCGGCTGCCTGGCAGCGTGCCTTTTGCCAGGCCACAGGCGACGACTCGCTTCTGCGCTGCTGTGCCGAGCTTGCCGGCTTCCGTCTACTTACCCCCGCAGATGCCTTACTTCTGGACTTGGGCCGGGAATACATCCGGCAAAAAAGGGCTGCTGAAAATCTCGCCTCAATCGAAGCGCGCCTTGCGGAGGCTCAGCTATGAGCTACAGGGGAAACTACGGCCGCCCATATGACGCATCAGCAATAGACAAATTGCTGAGTATCGAGATTAAACGATCCAAGCTTAGTCGCCAAGAGATTGCGGATGGAATGAGTTCAAAACTGGGCAAACCCGTCACTCTTCGGATGATGAACTCATATACGAGCGGGGCAGCGGAGCAGCACCGTTGGCCCGCAGAATTCGATATTGCCTTCTGCGAGGTCGTCGGGAGCTACCGGCTTCTCCAGGAGCGAATCAAGCGCGCTGGCTTCCGTATGGTCGGCCCTAACGAAGAGCGTCTGATCGCTATCGGTAAGGCGTACGAACAGAAGCTCGACGCCGAATTGATTCTCGCCGGGAGGGGCCTATGAGTGCCTCATTGGCCGTTCTCCCCTTTTCGCCGCAGGTCGCGCGCCCGCAGCGGGTTGCGTTGAGCGACCCGGAAGCCCTGGCGCAGGCGCAGATGCGCCTCCAGATCATCCAACCCCTGCTCGACTACCGCGCGGAGCTGCCCGGCGCGCGGATGCTATGGATGCAGGACGGCACACCAGTCAGCAGCTTCAGCCGCATGGTGCAGTTCACGTCGGAATCGACCGGAATCAGCGCCGCCACGCTCTACAAATGGTTGGCCAACTATAAAGAGGGCGGCTTGCCCGCCCTGGCCGACAGGCAACGCGCCGACAAAGGCAAGAGCCGCTTCTTCCAGCAGTACCCCAAAGCCGCTTGGCTAGCAGCGTACCTCTATCTCGATGAACGGATGAGTGCGACCGTCTGCCACGAGGCGATACTGCGCGACTTGCAGATCCTGCAAATCCCCGCGGAAGCCGCCCCGAGCTATGAGACGGTGCGCGCCTGGCTCAGCCAGATGCCCGCCGCGCTGACCGTCTACGCCAGGCAAGGCCGCAAGGCCTACCGCGAGCGCATGGCTGCCTATCTGCGCCGCGGTTACACCGATGTCTACGCCAACCAGGTCGCTGTTATGGACCACATGATTCATGATGTGGAGTGCGCCAACGACATCTACGACAACGTCGAGCTGGGCGCGCCGATCCGCATCCGGCTTTCGGCCATGATCGATTACCGCTCTCGGTTGTTTCTGGGCGCAAGCTGGGCCTGGGAGGGCAGCAGCCGCGCCATCGCCGCCACCATGCGCCGCGCCATCTATCGCCACGGCCCTCCGGAGCAGATATACGCCGACAATGGCAAAGACTACCGCAAGGTAGCCAAGGGAGCGTTGCCGGGTTATTTGAGAGAATCTCCGCTTGCCCCGGTTGGCTGGTGGAAACAGGAGCTTGAGCAGATCGCCGCTACCGGCTTTCTGGCGCGGCTGGGCATCGCCGTAACGCACTGCATCCCCTACCATCCGCAATCGAAGCACGTCGAGCGCTTCTTTCGCACGCTGCACGAGCGCTTTGACAAGGTCTGGCCCACCTACACCAGTGGCAATCCGTTCACGCGCCCCGACGCCACATCGCTGGCCATGATGGAGCACCGCCGCCTGGTGCGCGCCGGCCGCGCCGACGAGAGCCGCCACCCGCTGGCCAGCGTTTTTATCACCGCCTGCCTCGGCTGGTTTGAGGAGTACAACGCCACGCCTCACAGCGGCGAAGGCATGGAAGGCGCCAGCCCGCTGGAAGTCTTCGAAGCCTGCCAGAATCCCAACCAGCAGCCCGCGCCCGACCCGGCGGCTTTAGCCCTCTTAATGATGGATCGCACCACGCGCCGCGTGCGCGAGTGCGCCATCACGCTCAACAATCACCGCTACGTGCCCTGCGACCAGGCCGGCTGGATCACCCTCCACGAGCGCAACGAACGCGACATCCTCATCGCCTTCGACAAGGGCGTGCCGGAGACCGTGGACGCCCTCGATCTCGACGGCAACTACCTGGCGCGGCTCAGGACCGAAGAGTTGATCCGCTTTGCGCCCGGCGACGCCGTGACCCAGGCACAGATCGCCGACAGCTTCCGCACCCGGCGCGGGCTGGAGAAATCCACCCGCAACACCCTCACAGAGATTGCCCGCGTAGCCCGCTCCAACGGCGCGCTCTCTCCGCTTGAGGCCATGGCCGCGCGGCTCAAGCTCCCGGCCGGCGAGACCGGCCTGGACATCGTAACGCAACGCAAAGCCCAGAATCGCCCAAACAAGCAAGCCGTTGCGCCCGCCAGCGCCTCGGACATTGCAAACAGCTTTTTGGAGGCAATTAAGTGAACGTTCAAGCCACGCCCAGCGGGACCGCCCTGCTGGACGAACATCAAGCGGAAGTGCAAGCCCGCAAGCAGATCGAGGATTATCTGGCGCGCACCGGCTTGTCGCATCCCGACTTTGCGCGCCGCATCGGCTACTCGGTTGACACGCTGCGCATGTTCCTCACCGGCCGCTACCACACCATCGCCAAGTCGTCGCGGCAACTGGTGGCTGCGGCAACCGAGTTCATGGATCGGCACCCTATCGGCCAGGGCGTCGAAGTGACCGGCGAGCTGTACGACACGGCCAACGTCCGGACGATCCGAGACACCTTCCAAAAGCTGCTGCCCCGGCCGGTGGCGTACATGATCTATGCGCCGCCGGGATCGCAGAAGAGCTTTGTGCTGGAGCACGAAGTTGCGCGCCTCAACCTGGCCGAGATGGCCGCCGAGGACGGCTGCCGCGCCTTCTATATCTACGCCCGCCAGAGCATCCGGCCGCGCGACCTGGTGCGCCGGGTGGCCATCGCCTGCGGCTGCCGGGCGAACAACAACATCGACGCCATGATGGCCGGCATCCGCTTCGAGTATTGCGATCAGCGAGTGCTGCTGGTGATCGACGAAGCGCAGAGGCTGGCGATTGAGTGCTTCGAGACGCTGCGCGAACTGCTCGACCAGCCGCCCTATTTCTCGCTCCTCTTCGCCGGCAGCCACGACCTGAAGCGCAAGTTCGACGAGTTCAGCGCGACCTTGGAGCAGTGGAACAGCCGCATCATCGCCAAGGTGGCGCTGCCCGGCCTTGAGAGCGGCGAAGCCCACGGCATCGTGCAGCGCGAGATCGGCCACCTGCTGGCCGCGCAAACTCCGGCGGCGGCCAAGCGGCTGGCGGATGGGCTCATCCAGAGCGCCACCGTTCGCGACGCCTTCGAGCACAACAGAACGTACATCAACATCCGCACGCTGACGAACGCCCTCGACCAGATCAAGGCCGCGGCGGCCGAGCAAGCGGCCGAGAAAGTAGAGGCAATCGCATGAGCGCTTCCGATCTCCATATCTCCGACGACGGGCTGCTGCTCACCTATCTAGGCAACGCCAAAGCCGTGGTGCTCAAAACGCCCAGAGGATACGTGATCGAGGTGCGCGAGTACCCGCTCTCGAAGATCGTTGAGGTCACGCCCCGGCGTCGGACGCGCCTGGCTGCCACCACTTGGGACGGAATCGAGCGCCTGGCAAACCGTGCTCTTGACGGGCTGAGCACCGGCGCCGGGATGCTCGTTCTTGGCGTTGTCCTGACCGTCGCCGCGTTCGTCATCGAGTTTGGCGTAGTGCTTTTCCACGGAGGTGCGCGGTGATCGAGCATTCCTTCCCCTTACTAGACGAATTCATTGATAGAACCAGAGAACTTTCCGAGGCCGCAAACAACCTCCGGAACTCGATCAAGGGCGGTTGCCGACCGGAGTTTATCCAAGCCGAACTCTATAGGTTATTCGCGTTTTTGAGGAACAACACAACTCGGATCAAGTCGCTCGCCATGGGCGCTGTTCAAAGAGGTAAGTGATGGCCACCAAAACCCTTGACCATGTGCTTCAAGAGATCGATGCCAAGACGTGCCTGCTTCACGCAGAAGCTATAACGCTGCTGGCCATCTATTTGAATCACGACGACGACCTATCGCGCCTGCGGACGCAATTCAAGCTGTGCCGCAACCGGGCCTTTCAAATTGCCAACTTAACCCGCACCGGCGTGGCCAAAGCCGAAAAGATCGGAGGCCGGTGATGGCCGCGCATACTGACAGCCGCATCGTCGTCATGGGCGCATCTGGCGCACTGCACTGCATCGAGAGCCGTCGCGGTATCGCCTCGATGCCAACGGAGTTTTCTGACATCCTCGACACTCTTGCCGATCTGCTTCAACTCGTTCGGGAGTGTGAGACGCATTTCGGAGGCATCCCGATCCCGGTCGCCAAACAATGCCTAGCCGCCCTGGATATGTATTCCACCGCTCTCCACCTGGCCATCGGAAGAGCGGCCCACGAGAAAGGCGGCGACTGATGGAGGGGATGGAAGTAACAACGATCCGCTGCGGTCAATGCGGAACCCTCAAGGGCGAGACGAATCACTGGATCGTTGCCGTGATTCATCCCGATTATGAGGGCATCCTTTTCCAGCCATTGGAATGCATCGCCACGCCGCGCAATCCGGAGCTTATTTACAAGGGTCTCTGTGGCCAGGGCTGTAGCCAAAAGGAACTGCAACAGTGGCTCGACGACCTGAAGAGATGCTTCACAACCCAAGGAAACGAGGCAGCATGAATCCGACCTAATTTGACAACCTGTGCCTAGACTTCGCCACCAAGCAACTCGCCGCCGACGAAGCCAAGCGCACCGCCGACACCGCCAAGGCCCTGGTGATGAATGCGGTCCAGGAATATGGCCACGTCCCAACCAACGCCGAAGCCAGCCGGCGCTTTGAAGGCGCTGACTGGATCGGCACTGTCACTACGCCCAAGACCATCGAGATCATCGACTCCAACGTGACCGAGTTGGAACTGCTGCTCTCCGAGGCCAAGCAGCCCAAGGTGTTCCCGCTGCTTTTCTCGCGCCGCGTCGAGTACTCGCTGCAAAAGGATGCCGAGCGCGTGCTTCCCCAGGCCACTCTCCCGGCCAAGTTGCGTGACCGCATCCTCTCGCTCTACGCGCAGTGCTTCACGCAGAAGACCAAGACGCCGTCGCTCAAGGTGGAGACCATCGCCACTGTGCGCGAGCGCGAAGCGAAGGCCGCGAAGAAGGCGGCCAAGAAAGCTGGCAAGCAATGATGATGCCGGAGTTCTCCATCGTACGGATTCTCGTGACAAATCGCTATCCAGAATGGCGCTCGATGCGGAAAACGCGCGGGTGGAGAGACGCGTCGCTGCGCTCCCGCTCCAACAGGCGCAAGAGCGCTCGGAAAGTTGGCAAGCAATGAGCAACAAAGAAATGATCCTGGCTGCGGAACCCAAGGCGATCCTGGACCACTATGAATCGTTGCGGGGAACCGGGAAGCCTTGCTGGTATATCCGCGTCGGCTTGCAAGGGGAACATCTCAGCGATATTTGCGCCACGCCCAGAGAAGCCTGGCAGAATGCTGCGGACCATTTTCGCGCTTCGTTCAGGAAAGAGGTCGCGTAATGTTTGGCTTCGGCGCGCGCAAGAAGTGTTTCGCTGACGGATGCAACCGACGCATCAGCCGCAAGCTGCTGATGTGCCCCGCGCATTGGGCCATGGTGCCGCGCGGCATCCAGGAGCCAATCTACGCCACGCTCCGCGAGTGGCAGGCCGGCGGATCGCCCCGGCCTTACATCCAGGCCATCACCCGCGCTCGGCTCGCCGTGGCCAATGTCCGCCGCTGCGAAGAGATAGATGCGGAACTCGAAAGCAGCTTGACCAGATGCCTCGGCGGAGGCAAGAAAGGCGGAATGCTATGAGCAAAACCTCTGACAAGATGTTTAAGCGCCGCGCCGAAAAACTGCACAGGACGCTGGTAGATAGCCTTTCCATGCTCACACAGCTTGTTGAGCACAAGAGCGATCTCCTTCGCGGTGCGATGCTTTGCGAATCGACCATGCAAGCGCGCCGCGAGGCTAGCGATCTCAATAATGTGGTCTGCCGCATCGATCGGGAGCGCTACGATGCCGCGAAAGGCGGTGCGAAGCGATCGTTACCCGCAAACAACTCTTCTGCGCGATCGCGCGTTGCCAGGAGCACTTCCCGGAGGAAGGCCCCGTCGACGGCGCGATCTATTCGGACCAGGACCTCCGCCTGGCCGCGAACAAGCACGGATGGAAGCGCCAGGGAACGCCGCGCGAAGATTTCTGCCCCGGCTGCTGGACCGTCCGGCAACGCCTCAGAAAGAAAGGTGGCCGCTGATGCTTCCTGCGCCCTCCACCTCGACCGCCGCGCCGCGCGGCAAGCGCTGCACCATGTGCCTTTGCTGCGACGCCGTCATCGAGTTTGCCGGCGAGCTGCTCTGTGCCGCCTGCGACGATGGCACGCACCCTCCGCCGGCCGAGCAGCGGCCAGCGGCTGGGGCAACTGTCTGCGGAGCCTCCACGGCCGCGCCGGCCACTCTGGAGGCGATCCGCGAAATGGCAACCGCCGCCGCGCCGGCTCAACCTCAACCGAAAGGAGCAACCGTGAGCACTCCAAGCAAAAACAAACCAGGCACCAGAATCACACCTGAGACCCGGCGCGCGATTCTCGCCGCGCCTCCCGACGAGAGCAACGGGGCTGTTGCGCGACGGCTTGGCATATCGGACGGCAGCGTTTGGCTGATCCGGAAGCGCGCGGGCATCAAGAGCAAAGCTAAATCAGGTATCAGGCCTCTATCGATTCCCGCCGAGACGAAGCCTGAACCCGCGCCTGACACAGCTTTGCCCATCACCATGACGGTAACGGAGCGCACGCTCGATGCTTGGTGGCGGGGCCTCCCGATCCGTGATAAAGGCGCGATTTTTTCCGGCAATTACGTCATCGCCGTTGAAGAATCGGTGCGATGATTGCCGCGCCCGTTAGCCCGTTGCAGTGGTTTGTGCTGGGCTTCGTGTTCTGCGCGCTCCTTGGCGCTCTCTGGTGCTCCTGGTGGGCAAACCGGAAAGGCGACCAGCAATGAGCGCGCGCAACCCGCTGGTCGAGTGGAGTACCGCTTCCGTCGCGCTTGGTTGCTCTGAGTGCCGCCAAACGATTGAACCCGGCGACCCGGTGGCGATCTATGACGACCAGGCCGTCAACTGGCCGCACAAGCCGATCCACACCACGCGCAGCTATTGCGCGGAGTGCGGCGAGCTGCTCGAAGACTCTCTGAACACGACTGGAGACCTGGAATGAATGAATCACCCACTATCACGTCCCGGCAGATCGACCGCCTGATTGCCGAATCGAAGCGGGTCACCTCCGACTTGCTGGCGCTCAAAAGCGAGTTGGCCATGAAAAAGATACCAAGCCTTATTGACCCGATCTTCCGGTATCGGAAAGAGATGACGGAAAGCCGGATCAGGGTCACACAGCAGACGGTTGAGGCCATAGCCGGCGAACTGCATGGGATGTGGTGCGAGGCGGTCGGAATTGAGCGGGAGACTTACACGGAAGGTGCAAAGGAGACCGCATGAACACTCTCTTTGAAATCCGCACCGACGAGGATCTCCGCCGAGAGGCCGTAGCCGCCAACGAACGCCGCGTCCACGAGGTGCTGACCGGGCGCGGCCCGTGGGAGCCCAGCGAGCGCCAGCGCCGCGTGATCGAGTGCCTGCGCGGCCGCCAGGGCCGCAACCTGGCCATGCCCATCGGCGACCTGATGGCCAAGACCGGCATCACCCCGCGCGAGATCAAGCAGATTGTGCGCGACCTGGTGATGCAGTTCGGCATGGCAATCGTATCCAGCCGCGACAGCGAAGACGGCGGCTACTTCTTTGCCGTCACGGCGGAAGAGCGCATCAGCGGCACGGCGGACTACGTGAAAGAGATCGTCGCCCTGGGCGAGCGCGTGCGGATCATCCGCAACTTGCACGATTTGCGCACGCTCTTCGGCCAAATCTCAACAGAGTACGTTTCAACGCCATCCACAGGGAGGCCCTGATGAACGGCCTGACTCCGGAAGAACTCGAAGCGTTGCGCGGGCTCTACGCACGCCAGCCGAGAGACGAGTACTTGCCCAAGCCCGTCGCTCAGCGCAACCGCCAGATCCGCGCGCTGATCGACGAAGTGACGATGTGGCGCGAAAGCGCAGGAGAGGAATCGGAATGAAGCTGCAAGAGTCGGACCCGGCCACCATGTTGGCCGCTGCAATGACCATCAGCCTGCTAGAGATCATGCTGATTGTCGGCCTCATCGTCGCCCACAACTGGAAGTAGAGGAACTGCCATGCCGGAGTACCTGCCCGATACAGCCGAAATGATGCGCAGAGCGACCAAGATGCGCATCGACTCCGAAGCTTTGTTGGTGCTGGTGATACGCACCGACGATGTTGCTTTTTCGGTCGATCCCGGCCTAGCTCCAAAAGACGCAATGGATACCATCCAAACCGAACTGCCCTTGATCGTGCAGCATTTGGGTGAAAGCAGAAAGAGAAAGTGATGAGACCCAAGAAGAGAATCCTGTGGTGAGCGCGAACGAGGTGAACGCCTCCACGCTCCGCTACATGCTTCAGATCAACCGCTTCGTCGTTCAGCCCTGCGGCTCCGCAGCTGAAGCGCTGGAACTGCTTGACGGCGCGACCTTCGACGCATTGCTCTGCGACTGGCCGCTGACCGGCGTCGAGCGCTTGCTTGATCAGGCCTGGACGATGGCCCCGGACATGCACAGCCTGGTGCTGGCCGGCGGCCTGCGCGAAAAGCCTGAGAGCTTAGTGGCCGACGCCGTGCTGCTGCGCGGCGGCTGCTCACCGGCGGAGCTGCTTGAGCGCATCAAAGTGCTCACCGCCCGCAAGCGCGGACCGAAGGCCATTAAGAAGCCGCCGATGTCCGAGATATTTTCTCCGGCAAGAAGAGCGGGTGTGGCATGAGGGCTTTGAGTGTACGCGCGCCATGGTGGTTCGCAATCCTGCACGGAAAGCCAGTCGAAAACCGCGGCTGGTACACCCAAGTCCGTGGGCGCATCTGGCTGCACGCCAGCGCGTTCTGGAACAACGGCGATATTCAATCCGACTGGGAAGATGTCGAGTACATGGCCTCCAAAGATGGCATCGAGATGCCGCCCCCGAACTGGGGAGATATGCGCAGGGACGGGGGACATATCGTCGGCAGCATCGAAATCTACGATTGCGTCCGGTTTCATCCGAGCGCTTTCTTCGTAGGCAAATACGGCTTCCTACTTCGCGCCCGTCTCGCCCTTCCTCGGCCCGTACCGTTCAAGGGTGCGCTCGGGTTCTTTGAGGTGCCGGACAACATTTTCTCAGGGGAGAACGATGGACACGGATTACAAGCGGCAATGTCAGCGCATGGGATGCACGAACCTGATCGATCCGAAGCGCAGAACCGCTAAATTCTGCTCGGACGCGTGTAGGCAGCGCGATGGCCGCGAAATGCGGAGGAATCGGCCTCCCGTACTCTGCGACCGCTGCAAGAAGGAACTCAACCGGAAGGCTTGACATGAAGATCACTAAACCTCAACTCGCGCGATTGCAGACGCTCTATGGCCAGCTCGCCGCGCACGAGATCGGCGTGGGTGTCGGCCGCCAGGCGCGGCTCGATTGGGCCACTGAACGGCTGCACAAGCCGGTGAGCAGCTTCAGCGTCCTCGGCGCGGATGATGCCGGATTCTTGATCGATCAGATCCAGCAAGCCCTGGGCGTGAAGATGCCCGCCAAGCGCCGCCTCAATCGAGATCAGGCGCGGCGCGCCGGGCTCGACGGCCGCAAGGACGGTCAGGAGTACTCCGACTCGCCACAAATGGCTACTCAACAGGATATTGCCCGAATTCACGGAATGTGCCAGCAACTCGATTGGACCGAAGAGACCTTGCGCCGGTTCCTGGAATCGGACCGCAGCCCCCTCGCCAAGCGCGGCGACAAGACGATCCGCACAACGGCGGACGCGAATAAAGTCTGGTGGGCTCTTAAGCGGATAGCCCGGCAAAAGGGATTATGGAGAAAAAAGTCATGACGATAGGTCGCGAAGGATTCGAACAGATGATCCTCCCGTTCGCCGAGCGAGAATACGTGGACGTCTGGCGCACTACGCACATCCTGGGCGTGAGCCGTCGCACCGTCTATCGGCTGGCGGCCACGCGCAGCAACGGCGGACGCGCGCTTCTGGATCTTGTCTCGTACGGAAAAAAGAGGCGCAAGCGGGTACTCTATTCCTCTATTGTGCGCTTATGCGATCAGCTCCGCTCGCGCTACGGGATCGTTGATCGCCGCCCCAAGCTCGACCACCCCATGTTCAGGCATCGCGACGAAGATCTGCTCCCGTTCCCGTTGAGCGACACGATCTATTCCGCCGAAGCCCTGAGGGCCTTAGGATACGAAGATCTTCGTCCCTTGATTTGCTTGATAGAGGAGGGCCGGTTCGACGCTTACCAGTTCGCGAGCTATTCCGACTGGAGAATTTCGCGATCCTCCCTAAAAGCATTTCTTGCGGCGACCCGCGAAGGCGCTTCGCGCGATAAACCAACGGGGAATTTGCGCCGCACCGGATAGCGAAATGTGCCAACTCACGTTTGGTGGACGATAAACGCTGCGCACGTTCGCCTCGCGCGCGAAGATCTAGGTCATATGGCCGAGATTTCCATCGCATCGGTAAGCGTGCCCAACTGGGAGCTGGGTCCAGACGTGCAGCTCCGTATCTACGCTCTCCAAAGCTTTATTGCGGCGGACGCAACAATTGTTGCCGCCGGAACGCCCAGTGAAGACGCCTCGCAGAGCGGCAATTTCTACCAGCCCGTAGCCTGTTCTCTTTCAGGGAGCACGCTAACCGTGGCCGCCTGCACCCTCGAATCGACCTCAGACTCGCAGGACAATCCATCCGCAACCTACGGCGCATACTTCTACACAACTGAGGGCCAGCGGATCGGAGCGTTTGCCGAATTCGCTAATTTCGTATTGCCCGCGGCGCCCACCAGCACAACGTGGGAAGCCATCGCTATCGCCCAAGGGGGAGACCTTTGAAGCATTTGTCCGTTGCGTTGTTGTTCTTCTTCGCCTGCTCGCTGTCGCTGCAATCGCAAACAACCACCGTAGTGGCCACAAACATCGTGGGCGCAGATGGCTCCAAGCTGGGGTCCGGAAAGGCAACCTGGCAACCTACCGATCTGGACGGCAATGCCCTCAATGCAAATATTTCCACTGGCGGTCTCTTGCTCCCGCGGCCCTCCGTTTGCACAATCTCAAGCGGCGCATTTGTCAACAGCGCGCAAGGAACCCCCTGCACGGTCGTAAGCACCGCTCTCACGAATCCAAGCAATTTTTGCTATAAGCTCACGATCCAAGATACGGTGACGAAATGGACGGCTCCCATACTTCCGTGCGTGCAGCCCTCTGGATCGACCTGGAGTCTCGACACTTACACGCCGCCCGCATCTCCGACTGCGATGCAGGTTGCCGGACCAGCCGGGCCTCCGAACTCTCTCTCCGTGGGCACGGTCAGCACGCTGGCTCCCGGCGCATCGGCCACGGCGTCGATCACTGGCACCGCGCCCAGCCAGACGCTATCTCTGGGCATCCCCCAGGGTGCAACCGGCGCAACCGGAGCGACGGGTGCGACTGGCGCGACTGGGCCTCAGGGGGTCCAAGGACCAACTGGCGCAACTGGCCCCGCCGGTCCACAAGGCGCGTCCGGAGCGACGTTTCCCGGCGTGGCGGCAGACGGCGCGAACGGCCTGGCTGTCACTGGCGGGGTGGCAGCGGGCGGCCCGGTGGTTGCGCCCAAGGTCACGGTCAGTGGGTCGCCCTCGGCCTCCACCGATGCGATCACCGTGGGTTATGCCGCGAGCCTCGCCCGTGCTCCGGCTTTCCGTCGCCCATCGATGTGGGGGCTCTTCCTGGATACCTGGGACTTCTTCGCCGGCGTCGCCTCCAACGCGCCGAATGGCACCGGCTATAACGCCGGCGACGTGCGGCCCGGTTGGACGAATAACCAGGGGCAGCTCACCATCACGGGGACCGTGGGTGCAAGCACGCTCACCTTGACTTCGATCGACATCGGCGTCTTGGCGGATTACGATCCGACCAATGGCAGGACATGCGGAAGCGCGTGTGTGGGGCCGTGGGGCGCGGTCATCCAGCACGACGATGGTACTTATGGCGTGTACTCTGTCACGGCCATCAGTTCGAGTACGGTGACAATTCAGCCCACGCTGCAGAAATCGGCCACCGGCAAGCATCTTTGGAACCTCTACAACGAGCAGATGGGGCAGCACCTGGGGCCGCAGGGATACGCTGCGCTGGCTTGGTGGGTTTCTCAGCAGACGAAACGCTATAGCTACATTGAACTGACGGCCGGGGGCAACACTTACTCTGACACTGGCGCGCTGCAGGGCACAGCGTGGACCGCGCTTGGCGGCTTGACCGGCACGCCCTATTACGTGCCAGGAACGACTTCCCTCATCCAGGGCGTTCAACAAGGATACAAGCGCAACCTGGCAAACGCCTGGGACGCGACGCCCCAGCTGCCCGACGCCACGTTCCAATATGGCGGCAGCGTCTACGAGACTCACTTCGGAGCTGGCACGGCCGGTCAGGGTGTTGGGCTGAGCGCCGATCTGGACGGCAGGAGCGGCTATTTTACGACCATGGTGTCGGTAGACGGGCAGGATGGCAGCACTGCGCCGAGCGCCGCGCTCATTAAGGTCTGGATAGACGGAACGCTCGTCTATAACCAGACCGTCGTGAAATTGACCAGGGTAAAGGTGCCGTTCAATCTAGCCAAGACCGCGCGGGTAGAAATCACTTTGAGTTCCAGCATTCCGACCGATGTGCGCGTCACCCGCACAGGTTGGTTTGTGTGGAATGACCCGGACCTTCCCATGATCGATGACCCGGTGATTCCGGCCGGTTCGCGGCTCTGTGCCGTCATGGACTCCTGGGGCGCGTATTACACTGGCGCTTTTCCAACCGCATTGCAGACGGCGACCGGAGCTGCGTACTTAGACAATGTGTCGGTCGCTGGAACCACGATGCAGTGGGCTGTTTCGACCTTTGCATCCTCGCTAGCGACCCAGAGTTGCGACTACGTCGTTGTCGATCAGCAGATCAATGACTATGCGACCTTCACCGCGAACCAATGGAGAGCGCAGGTGGAGGCCTTCGTCGCCGAAGCGTTGGCGGCAGGCGTGACTCCTATCTTCCTGCGGTCGTTGAACACGCAGGTCTATGGTCAGACTCAGACGCTGTCGGTCTACGATGACAATTTGATGTACAACCATCCGACAGCGATCACGCGCACGCTCTCGCAGTCGGCGCCTAGAATCTACACATCTAGCACGGTGCCTGCGGCGGCGGCTTCAAACAACGGTATGCTGGTGCAACTCTCCGACACAGGTCAGCTTGCGTACTCGAACGGCGTGACCTGGACGCCGGTCTTGACGACCGTGCCGGCGGCGAACGTATTCGATAAGACATCGATCTCGCTGGAGGAAGACTGGATGACAGGCATGGCCTCGCCCAACTATCCGGGAAGTCTTGGCCAGCTCGGTTGGAATTTGCATCAAGTCGGCGGCTCGTCCGCGAACTTCGCCGCTAGCTCTGCCTCGACTCCTCCTGGCGGCCTGCCTACCATGACCACTGAGGCTGTGCAGGGGCAGGGGCTGGTTGTCTCGCTCGATCCAGGCGGTGTGTCTTCTTTTGGCCAGGTTGGGGCGCAGGCACACTGGGAACTCGAAATGTATGGCGCGCTTTCATCTACCGCGAACATTCGGCTCCGCACGGGTCTGATCAACCCGAATCAAACCTGGGTAGTACCCACTGCTGGTATCTGGCTACGCGCCGACACAAATGCCCCGGCAGCTTGCACTGTCACCACGGCGGTGCGAGCGAGCGGGCTGCTCACTGTCACTTGCAATGCGGCCCATGGGCTGCTGTTCGCTGAGACAGAAACGTTGAGCGGGATTACCTATGCTGGGAGCACGGCGATGAACGGCTCCTGCCAAATCGTTTCTTCTAACTTATCTACAAGCTCCTTTACTTGCCTGCAGCCGGGTGAAGATGGCTCTGGGTCAGGCGGAACTGCCACGCCAAGCGGCGACTCGACATACAAGCTTGAGACCTGTAACACAGTTTCGAGCATCCAGTACTGCACCGTCACGGACACCGGGGTCGCCTTGGACACGAGCCGGCATGATTTCTGGGCGTGGACCACGACCGCTGGCACGGTCAATTTGCAGCTCGACACAGGAACCGTCTATCAGGTCACGACGAACCTGCCTGGAACGGCGGTTGTGCCCGGCATGGCGCTCGCAACGGACACGACGACAGCCAAGAGCTACTATCCGCGATTCAATGCCTTCCAGCAGACCGGAATTTCCGGCAGATAG